GCACCAGCCGCTCACTGTTGAAGGTGATATTCACATTTGCATCCCGCCTTTCATCAGGCAGCGTAACTTCCTGGGGGGATCGGGGGCGAGAAGCCCCTGATTCAATTCGTATCGACCGGCTTTGCCGGTCGTGCGGGGGCGTTTTCGCGTGCCGCGAAAACATTCCTCCGCCTTTTTAACGCAGGCCGGCCCGCCGGTCTGCGTTAAGTGTTCACAACAGTAAGGGTGATTGTACCTTTGCAGTGCTCCCTCGGCCCGATCTCGGTATACTCGGCCTCCGTCGCGCCGCTCATGCCGCTCCCCTCCAGGAATTGCACGCGCTCACATCCGGCCTGGTACAGCATCGCCGTCAGCTTGTCCGGGTTGAACGCCCGCCCGATGCGGTTGTCCTGCCAGGTCTGGTATTCCGCGATGGCCGCCGTCACATCGTCCCCGATGCCCGCGTACTGGCTGTACCACACCTTCACATTCAGCGCATAGGCCGCCTCATCCGCCGTGTGCACCACCACGTGATCCGTCAGCGGCCGGGTTGTCACGGCGGACAGCGCCTCCGCCACACTGTTAAAGATGCTCTGCTGCTCCGCGCCCTCGGCCAGGATCAGGTAGATGCCCACCTCGCCGCCACCGTCATTGATGGCCCGCGCGTCGATGATCTGCGTGCTCACGGCCTTGGTCTGGCTCTCATAGGGCTGCTCGGGGCCGGTCGTCACGCTCGCCAGGCCATAGGTGCGGATCCGCTCGCGGTAAACCTCCTCGTCCTCCGCGTCCACGCCCCCGCTGGCCGTCGCCTTTACAACCGCGCTCGCAAACCCGTCCACGCCCTCGATAAACTGCAGCTGCGCCCCGGCGTTCAGGCCATTTCCAACCGCGCCCGCCGTCTGGCAGCGCACGGTCGTCTCGATGATCTGCGCCGTCCCCGTCAGCTCAATGTCCTCCGTCAGCGCGTACACCATCGCGCCGTCCGCCGTCAGCCGCTCGCCCGCCGCCAGCGTCCGCGGCAGGCCGGTCGCCTGAAAGGTCATTTCCACAGGCGCCGTCGCCGCCACCGCGTCGATATACACGCACTGCCGCTTCAGGCCGTATTCCTTCAGGTACTCGCCCGTGGCGTAGGTCAGCGTGTCCATTCTCAGGGCGCTGTCCACCTTCGCCATTACCGCCGTGGCAATGGCCAGCACGCTCCGCAGCAGGATCTCCTTCTCGTCCCCGGGGTAGAGAATGTCGCCGCCCGCCTGAATATAGGTGCGCATCATTTCGTCCCAGGTCTTCTCCTCGTCATAGTCCACATAATGCAGTTCCGACGTGTCCAAGCCTCCGCGCCTCCCTTCTCAAATGCGCGATCGCCCGCGCTTTTACTCGTCCACGCCCACCTCGATCACGCAGGCGATCACGATCTCCCCGTTTTCATTCCGGGTGGCCGTCGCCTCCACCACGCGGGCGTCCGGCTCCCACAGCATCACGCGGTCCATCTCCGGCAGAAGGGCCTGCCGCATTTTCTCCATCGGCAGGTGGTACAGCGCCGGGTCCAGGCCGCGCAGCCGGTCATAGGGCACCTCGCCCATCTGGGTCATCAGCAGGTTCTTCGCGTTCTGCACGGTGCGCGCCACCATGTTGCCGCTGTTTTCAAAGTCAATCGGCTCCTGCCGGTTGGTGATCCGGTATCGCGCCATATCCTATGCCCCCCATTACCTGCGCGCCGCGCCCACGCCGCTGTCCACGCGGTCGATCTTCTGCAGCGTGCCGCCGCTGCTCCGGCCCGTGGTGGGGCTGGTCTTCTGGGCGCTGTCCGTGCCGGTGGTGGTCTGCTTCTCCGGGCTCACCTGTACCAGCCCGCCGGTCTTCTTCGTGGTCGAACCATTTTTCGCGTTGCTGACCAGGTTTTTGCAGTAGTTCAGGCCGCGCGTGATCGCGTCGCCCACGCCCTCCACCACCGCCCCGATCACGCTGGTCGGGGTGCTGGCCTTCACGCTCTGCTTCTTGCTTCCGCCGCCGCTCCCGGAGCCGCCGCCGCTGTCCGCCGCGCCGTCATTTTTTGTCCCCTGTTTGAAGGTCACCTTCACGTCGCAGCTGATCCACCGGTTCCCCTGGCCGGGCATGTGCACAATCTGCGTGATCTCCGCCTGCGTCAGCATCATTTTCGCCGGAAACAGCTTGCTGCTCCCCAGGTAAAAGTACGCCGCCGCCCCGTCCGTGGCCTCCTGCACAAACTCCATGGCCTCCCGGTATACGTCCGTCACGCCTGTCTGCGCGTTCAGGCTCACCGTCATGCTGATCTCGGGGATCTCCCCGTACTTGTGCTCCACGTATTTCTGCTTGGCCGTGTTCTTCTCGGTGGTCTCGCAGCTCCCCTTGATGCTCAGATCCGTAAAGCCGCGGATCAGGCTGGGCGACACCACAAAGGTGTGGCCGTTCCAGTTGGCAATCGTCGCCATTCATCCGCCTCCTTACGTCTTCCACGGCGCGATGGTATTTCCCAGTGCCGCCTCATCATTCCGCTCCGGCACGTCCAGCGCGGGCAGCAGCAGCGTCTCCCCGCCGTGAAAAACCGTCATTCCGCACAGGCCGGGGTTCGCGTTCATCAGGTCGGGCGCGTATTTTTCATCGCCGTACACGTCCAGCGCCACGCTGTCAAAGCTCTCTCCGGCGGAGCAGTGGTACTGATAGCCGCTGTACTTGATCACTGATACATCACCATGCTTTCATAGAGCCGCTTTCTCTCCCACCAGTCCTCCATCCATTCCTGCAGGCGCTTCTTGTCCTCCTGCAGCACGCGCCGCACGCCCTGGGCGTTGTCCGCGTGGATCACGGGGGAGTACTGGATCTGTATCCCGCCGGATCCTTCCGCGCCGCCGCTCTCGCCGCCAGCGCTCCCGCCGGTGGGGATGCTACCCCAGCTCAGGCTCGCGGTCGTGCCGCCCTCGGCAAACAGCCGCGCCCCGGCGCGCTCTGCCAGATCCAGGAGGCTAAAGCCGCTCGCGTAGGCCGCCGCCAGGATCAGGTCGGCCGTGTTCCCGCTGTGCTCCTCGGGAATGAACCATTCCGGGATGCCCGCCTCGGCAAAGATCGCGGGCTGCGTCTCCCGCCCGCCACGCGCCATCGCCGACAGGCTGGTAAAGTTCAGCCCGTCCCAGCCGCCGCCGCCAAACAGGTTGACGCCGGACGGCCCGGATACGGAGATGGAAAACTGCACCGGATGCGCGTCGGCATAGGTCTGCATCTGCGTTTGCGCCGCCGCCGCCGCTTCCCCGGCGTTCTCCGTGGCCCACTGCACGTCGATGTTCCTCAGGCCCTCCATCATGGCGCGATTGTCGCTGGCAATGCCCGTCGCCCGGATGCCCATGCCCGTTGCCGAGGTATCAAAGTCGCCCACGCCCATCAGGTCGTTCCAGATCCCAAGCCATTCCGGCTTGTCCATCTCCACGTTCGCAAAGCCGTTCACCAGCTGCTCCATGGCCAGCAGGTTCCGCATCCGCTCAGCCATTTCCGTGTTGCCCTGGCTCTCGTAGTAGGCCACCTTGCCGGCCACGGCCTGCTCGCCGCCCAGGTTGCCGATCATGTAGCCCATGGCGCGGCCCAGGTAGGCGCGCTTCGTTCCGTTTCCGCCGCCCGTGCCGGACCAGTCGCTGCCGCCCATCGCCTCATAGACCGCCGCCAGCGCCTGGTCCGCCGTCATCGTGCCGCTCATGTACTGCCCGGCAAAGGCCTGCAGGGCGCCGTAGTCGCTTCCCAGGTCGCTGCCCCGGATGTTCGTCTCCCACAGGGTGGCAATGTAGTCGTCATAGCGCGCGTCATATTCCGCGCGCTGCTTCTGGTACTGCTCCTCCATGCCCAGGGAGCCGATGTATTCCTCCGCCTCCTCCCGGGTCATGCCGTCCTTCATCGCGTACACCAGGGCGCGGGAACGTTCGGTCAGGTACCAGTCCTCCAGCTCGGCCAGGTCGGCGTCCCGCTGCGCGGCCGCGTTCCCGGCCAGCTCGCGCACGTCCTCCACGCTGCCCGTCTGCGCCTTGTACAGGTTTTTCTGCTGCTGAACGAAGATCTCATCCTTCGCCGCGGCGCTCTGCGCCATCGCCACCAGCCGGTTGTACTCCTGAAAGTATTCCAGAATGGTCTGGTAGTCGTCCTGCGTGAAACCATTTTCAAAGCCGGCCATCAGCGCGGCGCGGATCTTCTCCGCCACCCCGTCCGCCTCGGCGGTCAGCCCGGCCGTGCCCTTGTTGATGGTCTCCAGCAGCCGCTGATAGCGCGGATCGTTCTCGGCCACGCCCTCGCCGCCGTACAGCGCCAGCCAGAACTCGCTGGCCCGGTCGCCGCTGGCGTTGATCGCGCCAAGTACCTCCGCGTACATGTCCACGCCCAGCTTCTGCAGCGCCTCCTGCTCCTCCGTCGTAAATTCTTTCTTGGTCAGCACCGCGCTCAGCAGCTGGCTGGAGAAGGTGCTGCTCGCCGTTTGGTACTTCTGCACCGCCGTGTCCAGCGCGCCGTTGAAATTGCTCACGTTCTTGTACGCATTGTCAAAGTCCGTCCCCAGCGTCTGCAGGTAGTCCTGCATGGTGCCCTTGTCCAGGTTCATTTCCCCAAACTGATCCTTGAACTCGGTCTCCTGCAGATCGTTCATTGCCGCCACCAGGGCCGCCAGGGTCACCGCGCCCACGCCGATCAGGCCGGCCGGCGTCAGCAGTTTCCCGATAAAGCCCAGCGCCGTACCCGTCAGAATCATTCCCGGCCCGGCCACCGCCACAACTTTGAGGCCGCTCACCAGCGCGCTCAGCTCGCCGTCGTCCAGCCCGCTCACCTTGTCGATCATGCTGCCAACAAAGGTGTTGATCCGCTCGATGTCCGGCGCCAGCTGCTCGCCGACCACCAGCTGCAGGTTCTCCCACTTGCTTTTCAGAATCTCCGTGCTGCCCATCAGGGTCTGCATGCGTATCTCGGACAGGTACTCGCTGTAGCCCTCCGCGTCCCCGGCCTGCATCGCGGCGTACAGTCCCTCAAAGCCATTCGCCGCCGCGTCCAGAAACGCCATCGCACCCGTGATCGTTCGGGTGGGGAAGATCGCGCCCAGCACATTGTTGCGCTCCTCCTTTGTCATGCCGTTCAGCGCGTCGTTCAGTTCGCCGAAGATCTGCACAAAGCCTTTCAGCTCGCCGCTCTCCGTGTACGCCGAGAAGCCCATCCGCTCCAGCGAGGCCGCTGCCGCGTCCAGGTCGCCGTTGGCCTCGCCCATGGCCTCGGCCACGTCGCCCTCGTTCAGGTTCAGCTCCTCCATCATGTCGCTGGCCTTTTTCGTCGGGGCGATCAGGCGGATCATCGTGTTGCGCAGCAGCGTGCCGGCCGCCGCGCCCTTGGTGCCGCTGTCGTGCAGCACCGCCAGCAGCGTCATCAGCTCCTCCGGGCTCTCGGCAAACTTGGTCGTCGCGCCCATCTTCTGCATCGCCTCGCCGAACTCCTCCACAGAGCCGGCGCTGCTGTTGGCCGCGAACGCCCACAGGTCCACCCATCGGCCCAGATCCTTCAGCTCCACGCCCGCCGCGTTGGTGGACGTCACGATGTAGTCCAGGCCCTGGCTCAGGTCCAGGCCGCCCGCCTCCGCCAGGTGCATGGCGACGGGGATGCCGTCCATGATCTCCTCAAAGCTCCAGCCGGCGCGCGCGGCCTGCAGCAGGGCATGGCCCACGTCATTTGTGTGAAAGATGCTGTTCGCGGCCCACTGCCTGGCCGCCGCGTCCAGCTGATTCATCACGTCCGCCAGCTCCGTGCTGTCCTTGCCGTACTTGGTGGCCAGCGCGCCCTGGGTGTCCCGCAGACTCAGCTCGTAGTCCTGATATACGCCCAGGCTCTCCTTGCCAAAGTCGATCAGCTTCTGGCTGATCTCGTCAATCTGGCTGCCCATGCTCACCAGGCGATCCCCGATCTGCCCAAAGCTTTGGCTGACCTTGCCGCCCAGCACCACCTGCGCGTTCAGCGTTTTCTGTGCCATCTTGTCACCGCCGTTTTATTCCAGGTCCTGTCTGATCCGGCCCAGCACCATGCCGCGCCCGTCGGCAAACATGAAGTAATACACCGGATCGCCCACCTGGTATTCCGCCTTGCGCTCCGCCGGCGGGTCGCCCCGGTACTCGTTGATGTTCGCGTTCACGCTCTCCATCCAGCGCGATACCACGCCGTCCCGCGTCAGGCTCTCTACTTTGTACACATACCGGTTCGGCAGGCTGTCCGCCTTTTTCTCCCTGATCTTCCCGCGCTCCAGGCCCACCAGGCCCGTGCTCTCCGTGCTGTCCATCATTTTCACCCGATCCCGCTCACGCACCGGATCAGCCGGGCCCGCGTGCGTCCGTCCACCAGATTCTGCGTCGCCTCGTGCACCAGCCATTGCCCGGCTGCGTCCGTCCTGCTCTTCACGTCCACGCGCACCATGGCCGTATAGCCCGGGTTAAAGTCCATCTCAATGTTCAGCCATTCGCTCTGCCGGTTGTGCATCAGCAGGATGTTCCGCGCCCAGCGGTAGGCCATCGCGTCGTCGTCCACCGTGATGTCCGTAATCACGCGCCGCTGTCCCTGCGCGCCGCCGTCCACCGCCAGCCCTGTGCCGAAAAGCGTTTTGATCTGCACGCTCTGCCAGCTCAGATCCCGCCGGTCGATGTACTCACTGTCCAGCTGGTCGTCCTCCAGCTCCATCCGGTGCATGGGCGCAAGCCCCTGCGCCCACTGCACCCCGATGGCCGTGTAATTCCCGTTCAGCGCCTTCAGCACCGCGCCCTCCCGGTTCGCCAGCTGCTGCATAAAGGCCGCCGCGCCCAGGTTGTCCCGCAGCAGGTACTCATACATAAGCCCCCCGCTCACGCCCCACAGCGCCGCGCCCATGCCGCACTCGCCGGCGCACACGCTCAGGATGGCCGACAGCGTTTTCTTCTCAAACGCCTGCCACCGCGGCGTCTGCGGCACGCTCCGGCTCGCCGTGGCGTATATCCGGTAGGCGCCGTCCTCCGGCACAATCGTATTCAGAAACAGCGTCTTGCTGTCATATCCGCTTCTTGTCACGCGGAGCCGGTCATTCTTCTGCGGTCCCCAGCGGAACCATTTGTCCGCGTGATCCACTTTCAGGTTCAGGCAGTCCGCCTCGCCGCCCGATACGTCGCGGCACACGCATTCCATGATGTCCACGTCGTCGGTGATGTCCACGCCCTCATAGTAGAGCGTCAGATCCCGCTGCACCTGCGCCATGCCGTCACCTCCTGCGCCGCCGCGCCGGCTTGGGTCTCGCCGCGCTCCTGCCCGCTTCCTTCCGGCGCTGCGCCTGCCGCTCGTGCACGGCGCATATCGCCTGGAATATGTCGTAGAATCTTAGCACCGGTATTCCCAGGTAGTCCGTTACCGATGTGTTGCTGTTGATGGCCGCGTCCGTTACGCTTTCGAGATATTGTTGTTTCCCGCCTGGGAGGACGCATTGTAAAAAAGCTTGGCAAGCTGCATCGCCTTCACCGAGTCCGCGGCGCCCAGCTTCTCGCGGATATCCTTCGCGTCATACAGCCGTGTGCGCGTCCCGCCGTCGTCAAAGATCGGCGCGCATTTCTCCGCCGTCGCCGCGAACAGCGCGATGGCCTGCCGGTTGCTGATGCCAAACATGTTGTTCACCATCGCCACGCTGTCCAGGGCGTCCATCATTTCCATGCCCGTCAGGTCGCAGAAGTCAAAGGTGACCTCCCGCACGTCCTGACTGTGCGCCCGGATCGGGGTCATCAGCTTCAGCTTGCCCCGGCACAGCTTCCGCAGCGTCTCCCCCGGATCCTCCTCCGGCTTCTTCTCCTGCGCCTCCCCGGCCTCCGCGCCGGCCTTCTGCCCGCCCTGTTCTTCTTCGTCAAGAAGGGCGTCCGTCTCTTTTTCCATGTCCGCCATGGCAACCTCCTGATCCTGAAGCGATGGGCCCCGCGCAAGCGCAGGGCCCATCCATTCATGCCATACATTCCCAGCAGAGTAACTCACCGGGGTTATCAGGTGTTGGAAACCCCTGATTCAATTCGTATCGACCGGCTCCGCCGGTCGGGCGGGGGTTTTCGCCAAAAGCGAAAACGCACCACAGCCATTTCGCGCGGACTGGCAAAACCAGTCCGCGAGAGGGCGTCAGTCAAGGACGCCTGTCAAAAGGTTCGAGTAGTCGATCCCGTTGATCCGGATCTTCCCGGCCGTGCTGTCGATCAGGGTTACCACCTCGCCGGCGATCTCCTCCTCATAGCGCAGGACGGAGTATTTCTCCGTGCTGCCATAGGGGTTGTCGGTCTCGATACTGCCCTTCTCGGTGCTCTTGTGCGCGCCGCGCACGCGGATCTTCACCAGCTCCAGGCCCACCGCGCCCAGGGCGGTGATGTAGTTCTGCCGCGCGATGCGGCACTCAATGTCGTGCAGGCCGGGGGTCGCCAGGCCTGCGCAGTTCGTGCCGTTGTTGTGCGCCACCTCAAACTCCATGGCGTTGAAGTGGTACAGGTTTGGCAGCTCCACGTCCATCACCATGCCGGCGGCCTTGATGGGGGTGGTGGGGTGCTCGATGGTCGGCGGCGTGAAGGAGGTAATGTCCTCGCATTTCCGGCCGTTGTCAATCAGCCGGTGATCCTCCACGTTGCAGCGTACATACTTAGGCATACGTCATTCCCTCCCTTACGCCATGTCTTCCATGGCCGCGTAGTACACCTCAAAGCCGTCGTCCGTCCAGTTGGCAATGGCGGTCAGGCTCTTGGCCAGCGGGGTGTTGGTCACGTTGAACAGGATGCGGAAGTCGCCGCTGTACACGTCGCTCCGGGCCTGCTTGCTGGCGTCCAGCTGCACCCTGCCGTAGGTCAGCGCGCCGATGCCCAGCAGGGCGTCCACGCGGGTCTGCTCCTCGGCCACGATGGATTTCAGATCATTCACCGGCATGGGCTTGTCGATGTCCAGGTTGCGCCGGTGCTGGAAATCGTTCGTCAGGTAGAACAGCATCATCAGGCACGTATCGTTTACGTTGATGGTGGTGCCGTCCTCCTGGCTGTAGGAGGCGGCAAACATGCCCCAGATCGCCCAGCGGCCGCCCACATAGGCCGCGCTGTTGATGCCGTTGGCGTTCAGGCAGCGGTTGATCACCTCGTCGTCGTACACGCGGCCGACCACGTTCTCCGAGAAGTACAGATCCTGAATGATCGCGCAGTCGGTATTGCTGCCGCTCATGTACGGGATGCCGTCATTCTGGATGAGCAGCGCCTGGAAGTTCGCCGCGTTGAGCACGGACAGGTGATAGGTCTTGCCGTCGGTGCCGCGGGCCAGCGGGAAGAACACGCTCTCGTTGTCGCGGTTGTAGCCGTTGGCGCTCTTCCATTCCGGCGCGTTCTGCAGGGTGATGGCGTCGCCGGTGGTGGTCAGGATGGGCATGTCCACAAACATCCAGGCGTTCCAGTGCTTGGAGATCTGCAGGCTGTTCAGGTACAGCGCGTTGTGCACGTTCGGGATGGAGGCAAAGCCCGGGGCCAGCAGGAAGGCGGGGATATAGCCGGTCACGTTGTACACGTTCCGCACGGCGTAAATGCCCGTGTTCAAGCCGTACTCGTCCGTGGCGCCGATCACGTCCGCCTCGGTCACGGCGCTGGGATCCACCTTGCTCCAGGTGATGGACAGCGCGTCGGTGCCCAGGGCGCCCTTCGTTTTCTCCACAATGTTGATGACCTTTTTGGTGAAATCATAGCTCGCGGTATAGTGCGTGCCCTTCACCAGCGGCGTGCTGCCGCTGGTCACCACCAGCGTATCCAGGATCGCGTCCTCCGCGTTCACAATCTTCACGCGCCCGTTGTCCGGGGTCAGGGTGGCGCTGCCGCCGGTGGCCTTGCGGCGGGTGGCGGGGTCGAGCACGTTGATGAAAACCAGCGGGCCCACGTTATTCAGCTCAAAGTGCACGTGCATGGCCTCGCACAGCGTGTAGCTGGCCCAGTCGTCGCTGTAGCCCAGATACTTGCGCGCGTCGGCAATGTTGTTGACCAGGATCGGCACGTTCACATTGGCCGCGCCGCCCTCCACCTGGTGCACCGGCGCGGTGCCGATGTACACAATGGCCTGCCTGGTATCGCCCGTCCTGCTGAAGGAAAGGCCGTCCGCGATGACCTCGCCTCGCGTGCCATGCTTGAAATCGGGATATTCAGCCATGGGGTGTTAACCCTCCTTTTCTTTTGGCTTGAAGGGGCCGCGCCCCTTTGTGTTCGTTCCTCTGGGTTTTCAAAAAGGGGGACGTGTCCCCCTTTTGCGTTCATTCCGCCCCGTCCAGCAGCCGGTCGGCTCTGGTGGGTCGTCCGTGATCATTTCCGTCGTTGGCGTAGCACTTGAACTCCACGTTCAGAAAGCCCTGATACAGCGGCCGCCTGTCCTGGATGTACGCCTGATCCGAGTACAGCGAGTACATGAAGTTGTCGTCCTCCAGCGTCAGGTCTGTCCCCGGGACCGTCCGCTCCCGCAGCAGCAGCTCCATGCCGTCGTCCATCCAGTTGACCAGCGTCTGCAGGCCGGGCTCCGTGCCGTCCTTGAGCAGGCTCATGTCCGGGTGTCCCTCGTCCATGCCGTCCGCAAAGCCCGGAAACCGCACGCCCGGCTCATAGATGGTAAACAGGATCTGCAGCACCAGGCTCTGGCCCATGTCCTGCGGCCGGCTGATCTTCATGTACCGGTCAAAGCGGTGCTCCGGCGTGTTGCGCACATAGGCCGCGCCGGGCATGATGGTGATGCTCGGCGCAATGCTGATCGGGTCGCGCGGATCCAGCAGGCCGGCCTCGCTCGGGCGCGTCGGCTGCCAGGCCAGAAACACCCGCGGCTCGGCCATGGTAAAGTCGGTGATGTTCGGGCCATAGATGGCGTTCTGTCCTGTTGCGGGCTTTGGGCATTTGAATTCCCGGCCCCGGCACAGCTCACGCTCAAAAAAGGCCTTGGTCTTCCGCAGCCTCTCCCATGTCCTCATTCCATCACTCCCTTTGCCCACCGGGCTTCCAGGTGGATCTCCTTCATGCCGATGGCGTCAATGATGTCCAGCACGCGCATGGGCACGCCGTCCAGCATGATCTGCTCGTTGGGCTGCGCCCGCGCCGGCAGGCTGTCCTCGGGCACAAAGAGCACCTTGTCCACCAGGTTTGCGTCCCAGGAGATGTCGTTGACGTTGTTGTTCTTGCGTTTCAGCGCCTCCGTGTCGTCCGGCACGCAGGTAAAGGCTACGCCGTTCCAGGTGTGCTCCTCCGCGAAATGCTGCGTGTTCATAAAGATGCGGTGATTGTCCAGCGGAATGCGGTCTTTCAGCGCCATTATTTGTCACCGGCGCGCTTGCCCGCCTTTTCCTTCACGTCGTTGTCGGCGGGAGCCGGAACGGCCTTGCCCTGCTCCACCAGGCGCACGGCATAGCCGGCGTCAAGCTCTTCCACCTCGCCGGTTTTGAGAATCTTTACCTTCACTTGGCTTTCCTCCTTCCGCCATTCTTCGGGGCGGCCGCCTTGGCGGGCGTGTCCTTCACCAGCTCGTCCGCCACGTCCAGCTCCGGCAGCTCCTCCCCGTCCGGTTCCTCCTCCGCGGTCTCGGCGCTCTCGGCCTCCACCGTCCCGGGTTCCTCCGGCGTGGCCTCAGCCGGCTCTGCCTCGTGCGCCTTGGGCGTGATCCCTTCGCCCCCGCACACGCCCAGTACGCCGGCCTTCACCAGCTCCGCGAGCTTTTCCCCGCCCAGGGCGCCGGCCTGCTTCTCCGTCAGGATCTCGCCCACGGTGATAAAGCCCGTGGCCGGGCTGGCGGTATTCGTCTTCGCGTAATACTGCATCGCTTACCTCCATGAGATCGCGCGGGCGGTTTGCCCGGCCCCGTCCGTGTCGGGGGGGGGGCTCTGTACCCGGCGAACGTGCAGGCGTTCGACGGGCGAAAGGCGAAATCGCCCGCGCATTTGCTTACACCGTGCCGGTCAGTACCTTCATCACGGCCCAGGCGCCCACATTCTCGGGCACCACGGTCGGGCGGCTCACCAGGCGGGTCGCAATGCTGTCGCTCTGGCTGCCGCCGATGCGGAAGGGCACTTCCTTCTTGATGTAGGTGTGCAGGGCCGCGCTCTCGTCCATGCCGGTATACTTCTGGATCGGGCCGTGCATGATCTTGATGGGCTTCTTCGCGGTGGAGCCCACCAGGATGTAGCCGGCGGGGATGTGGTATTCCAGCTGCCGGGCGTCATTCAGGAAATGGCCGGAGTAGGAGACCATCTTCACGCCGTCGGTGTTGGTGCCGCGGTAGCGCACGCCCTGGCCGGCGTACTTGGTGGCGATCTCGCCCATGTACACCTTGTCCATGTCCAGGGTCTTGCAGTAGGTGCTGTTCTCCATCATGGCCTCAAACACGCCCGCGCCCATCACCATGATGTCCACGTCGCCCAGGCCGTCATAGACCATATCGAAGACCTTCTCCATGTCATAGTTGATCTTCGCGCCGGCCTGATCCCACCGGGTCACGGGGGTGTAGTAGTTGGTAAAGCCGAAGTTGGCCAGCATGGAGGGTTCCTTCTCCACGCCCTGGTTGGTATAGCGCTTGATCTCCAGCTTGCCCTTCAGCAGCACCTCGCGGGCCATCCAGTTGCGCCGGTTCTGCACCATGGCGCGCAGCTCGGTCAGGTCGCGGGCGATAATGCGCTTGGAGCGCTGCTCGGGGGTCAGGGCGCCGGTCACCGCCTCGCCAAACATGCGGCTGGATACGTCCGCCAGGGTCACCACGCGCTCGGGCGCGAGGGTGGAAAAGCGGATCTCCCGCATCTCATAGCCCTCACGGTTGATCGCCACGCCGCCGGTGCCGGGCACGACGAAGGGGGCCAGACCGGTCTGAGCGCCCTTGCGGTAGTCGTACAGGGCGCGCTCGTCGTCGCACAGCTCGCCGTCCTGGGCAAAGCTGTCAGACAGGAAGGTGTAGATGCGCGGCGCCTGCTCCACAGCCTTGAGCATGACCGCCGTGCTGAAAAGATCGAAATTCGCGGGCATTCTTCATTCCTCCTTGTTCATTAGGCGCCGGCCTTGAAATGCGCCTTGATGGTCGGGGCCTTGTCGCCGATCACGAACTTGTTGCTGGCGTCGATCTCCGCGTCGCCGCTCACAACCTCCCAGTAGTCGAACACATAGGTGCTGGCGGGGGTCGCGGTCAGGGTGACTTCCGTTCCCTTCTTACCGCTGGCGGGGCTGGCGCTGGCGCTGCCGTGTCCGTCGTTCTGCATGGTCACGCTCACTGTCACCTGGTTATCGGCCTCGGTGGGAGAAGTGGCGCTCCAGTCGTCCATGGGGCTGAGTTCCAGGCCCTGCTTGCGCAGGATCACGGCCTGCGCGTCGGTGATGGCCGCATAGGCGGCGCCGTTCTTCACCAGCACCTTGCCGGCAATGAACTTCGCCTTGCGGTAGGCGGCGGCCGCCACGGCCACGGTCTCGCTGGTGGTGGTGTCCACGTCGTCCCGCAGCACCACCAGGTTGCTTGTCTCGGCGATGTTCGCGGCGGCGGCGGGCGCGTACAGCACGCCGCTCTTGCGGTACATCACCGCGCCGGCGGGCACGGTGCCGTTGCCGGGCTCCACGGAGATCGCGATCGCGTCCGTGTCAAAGTTGCTGGCCAGCAGATAGCTGGGCTCATGGGTGCCGACGGTTCCAAACAGGTTTTCCATGCTCTTGTCCTCCCTTCTCAGGCCATTTCCGCGCTGTCGGTGTTCATGCCGCGCATCAGGTCGGCAATGTCCTTGGCGGCCTTGTCGCACTTGGCGGTCAGGTCGTCGTCGTGGTCGCCGCTGTCGCCGCTGCCCACGTTACCCGCGGGCGCGGTCTCCCGGCTTCTCGCCTCCAGGTACTCCTCGCCGGCCTTGTCCTGGGCCTCGATCACCTGCGCCAGAAAGTCTTCCACGCTGGTGCCGTCCGCCTTGGCCTGGCGGGCCATCTCGGCAAACTTCGCGCCCTTGGGGGTCAGCCGGTCGATGCGCTGCATCCGCTCGCGCTCGGCGGTCACCGCCTGCGCGGCGATGTCCTGGGCGAGCGTCGGGTTCTCCTGGCGGAGCTGTTCGGCAGTTGCGTCTCTGAGTTCCATGTGGTTCACTCCTTCGGTTTTATTTTCAGTCGGGCTATCGGCGGCAACTGCCGAACTCCCGTAACTGACATTGGTAGTGGGCTGCTCCTGCTGTTTGGCGGCCCGCAGCGGATGATCCGGCGCGTGCTCATAGCACGCCCGCATCAGCTCCATCTCCTCCGCGTCCAGGGCGCAGGCGGAAAGCTCGATCTCCTCTTCGTCCGGCCCGGTGATGATCTCGTCCACAAAGCCGGCCTCCATGGCCTCCTTCGCGCCGTACCAGGTCTCCGTCTTCATCAGCTGGTAGCATTCCTCGGCGGTCTTGCCCGTGCGCTCGGCGTAGATCTCAGACATGTCCTTGTCCGTCTGCGTGGCCGCGTTGTACGCGGAGAGCAGCTTGTCCGCGTTGCCCCACGCGCCGCCGGAACAGCGGTGGATCATAAACTCGCCGCCCTTGGCCATGCGCACGGCCGCGCCGGGCATGCAGGCGATCAGGGTTGCCGCGCTGTCGCAGCAGCCCTCGATGTCGATCCGTTTTGTGGCCGGATGCTTCATCAGCGCCGTGCGGATCGCCACCGCCTCGGACACCACGCCGCCCGGGCTGTTGATGCGCACCGTGATCTCGTCCACGTCCAGCTCGTTCAGCGCCTTGATGAAATCATTGCTGGTCACGGTCGGGTCGTCGTCGCCCCATTTGTAGGGGTAGATGGCGCTGTATACCGTGACCTCGCCCTTGCGGTTGCCCAGCGCCCGCGCGCTGGCAATCAGGCGGAACTCCTTATTCCGCGGCATTTGGCACCTCCTCCTTTGGCACGGCCTCGCTCTGCGCCCGCAGCTCGCGGCCCCGCTGCTTCAGGTTTTCAAAATAGTTGCTGCCGTTGTACTCCATGGCCTCCTGCTCGCCGGTGGAAATGCCGCTCTCCATGCGGATCTTCGCGGCGTTCGCCTCCTGCACGGGCTGCACGTGGCCCTGGCTCGTGCCGATCCACTGGCACCCGCACCAGGCGTCCCGCACTGCCGGGTCATCAAAAAACCCTGGGGCGTCAATTCGTCCCAGGGCCACGGCCTCGGCCAGCCACTGCTCGTAGATCGGCTGATTGAACCGGTCGATAAAGTGCTGCCGGTATCGGCGCACCACCTTCCAGAAGTCCAGCATCGCGCTGCGGCTCGCGGTGTAGTTGTGGTCGTACCGGTGCATCAGCACCTCATAGGGGATCTCCATGCTGCTGCCGATCATTGTCACCACCTCCGAGACAAAGCTCTCAAAGGCGGTGGGGGCGCGGTTCACGCCCACGTGATCCACTT